TCGCCAAACTTCATCCCGACCCGGAACAGCACTCCAATGCACTTCAACAGGAACGTAAGAATTTCGTCCCTTCTCTGCGTCCACCCACATCTTATAGAACATATTGAGTCCCTTGGGGGTGGACACAATAAGCACCTTGGTCTTTTGACCTGACGAGATAGTAGGGTAGACTGAACTGAAGAATTCCTCCGCGACACCGTGCGGGACATAGGCAAATTCATCAAGGAAAATCATATTGAATGATCCACCACGGACTGCACTAGATGACGTAGCAGATGCAATGATCTTCGATCCATTTTCAAGTTCGATGGTACTCTTGTTCCACTCTTCGACTCCCTGCTGGAGCCACATCGGGAGGTTTTCGTATGCAAGTTTGAGTCGGTGTAGGAGTTCCCTTGCCGTTGCCTGCTTGTTCGCTAGAATGCCTACTCGAACGTCAGGGGTGAATAGGACATAATGCAGCAAGTATGAGATCACGCAGGTTGATTTGCCTGTTTGTCTTGGGAATTTGCATATTACAAATCGATTGTCGTGGATTGTCCGAAGTAGATCTTCTTGAAAATCCCAAGGTTTGAATTGCTGTAAACCTTCGTCAAGTGTCACAATCTTGACGTAATTATTGATGAAATACAGGGGATCGTTGGAACACTTGACGTACTCTTCGACCTGCTCTTCAGTAAATTCCTGCTCGACCCCAACACACTTGAGATTAGGATTTCCGAGGTAGTTCTCGTTGGTTATTCTCTTCGTCATCTTTTAGTATTCGCCCTATCATCTTCTGAAGATCCTTTGTAGATCCTACAAACAGGTTGTTGTTGGTGGTCTGGTTCTTCGGACCACTGTCTTCTTTCTCTAATTCCTTCTTCTTCTTATGTAGATCGAGAAGGTCTTTGTTCGCCTCCGAAGTACTCTTGAGAAGTTGGGAGACTACCTCATACGCACGCGGGGAGTCACCCTCACCTGCTACGTCGAGAATTCCTTCGATGGCAATTTTGCCTTGGTCGATGATGTCCTTCAGGTTTTGGCGAACCAAATCATAATCTGAGTTTGCGTTGATTTTTGAAATTCGATTTTCAGAATCTTTAGCCAATTCAATCTTTCCTTCGATGACTTCAATGTTTTCGACTACAGGTTCTACGTCGAACACCTCTGATAAGTTCTTGTCTACGTTACCATTATCTTTCATATAGTAAGTCCTCCAGATGCACCAAGAACAAGAGTCTCTACGGTGAATGCGGTGAAGTTGTCCACACCAGAACTTGCACCAGATGGACCAGTAACACCCACATTGATTCTTGATAGTTCGTGGGAAGGTCCGCTGATTCCAACAACTCGGTTGTTGAATGTGAATCCGTCTGCATGATCGTAGAACGTGGTGCTGACAGTTCGAATGATGTCGCTGCTCTTTGTGGGACCAAACACATAGGATTTCGCAGTGAATTCCATATCAAACGAGATGAGCCTTCGTGCATCGAAATCACCTTCATAGTCCTCTGTAATAGAGTAACTGTCGAGGACGATGGGGATGTCGATCTTCTGATTCACATCGTTGACGTTGATTGTTATATTGAATTCTGGCGTGAAGTACGGAAGTATCTGTTCGGTGATCTGCAATCCATCTTCCATAAATTTGGTGAGGACAGACAGAGAGAACGAGAAGTCGTAGGGTACTTCGACATAGTTGTTATAGGTGGTATCATTACCCGCACCCACAATATGGCGTTTTTGAAGAGTATTTCTCTTTCGAGTAGGATCATAGGCTGCACCGGTCATCTCAAACGAGATTCTAGGAAGCGTGACTTGAGTGTCCGCCATTTCAGTTCCTGAATCAATGTCTAGTGCATAACGACGAATGTACTTCTGCTTAGGTCCATACCCAAGAGGAACCCGGATTCGTTCTGTCTCGTTTCCGGCGCCATCTAGACGTTGGACATAGATGTTGTTGAACAGGGAACCGAATGCAACAGTGAGATACCGAATCGACTTGTTGTAGAATGTTTCGAACATTTTTAGTATCCACCCTCCGACCAAGGATCCACATCCGTGAAGTCGAAGACATCATCAGCCTCGATCTGAATGTCACGGTTGTCTGTGTATGGAGTCGTTGGGATGTCGGTGGTAACACCGGAGTCACCCGTACTACCGATTGAGTAGTAGACAGCAGAGTCTTGTCCCGTCAGACCTCCTGTAGCGTCCAGAGAACCACTTGCACCCGCGATTTGCAGAGTCTTGGAGGATAGGGTCCAGTTGATCACTTCGGCACTGAAAGTGTGCGTAGAGAAGGATCCTCCTTGGAAGATCTTCTCACCAACAAGGAAGTTACCTGAGCCTGATGACAGGATGACGTTGAATGCGTAGTCTCGCAAGTCTGCATCGATCTTGTCGATGACTGTGAAGCCTGTGTCGAACTCTTCTTGACTGTACTGGAAAAGTTCGCATGAGATTTTGTAGGCGTAGTTCTTGCCCGACTGATAGAAGGGATTTTCATGCTCAACATGCTTGATCTCAAAGATGCCGTTGGTCAGGGGGAAGTAGAGCAAGTCTCCCTCGCGCGGGCGCGTGATCGCGGGCGAGTCGATCTGTGCCGCTACTTCGCCAAATCGTTTCTTTGATACAGACAGAGAAACGCTATCACGAATTTCAAGACCAAACTTAGAGATGAAATCACCCTCACCCTCGAAGCCGTCTACCGACTCGATGTACATCTCGATGTTGAGTCCATCGTCAAATTTAGATTGTACATCTTCACCAAACAACTCGTCGAGTTTGACGATGGTGCGTGGCATGTACACGAAGTCGTGTCCGTGAATCTTGATAGACTCCACGACTAGATCTTCAATAAGCCTTTGGTCTACCTTGCTAGGTCTGAAGTATGAATTTGTAGCCATTGATCAACCTACCATAAAGTCTGGGGGTAGTTCGTACAGATCCCCTACTTGTTCTTCGATCTTGTCTATTTCTTCCTTCGCTTCGTCTAAGATTCGGGAGCCATTGAATGCGACTCCACCGGGAAGTTGGACTCCCTCAAACTTGATGAGGTTCATTCCCCACTGCTTCTTGATAAGAGCAGTGACGTATTTCTTGAGAAGTCGGTCGCTGTATATCTCGGGATATGTCTGAGGATCGAGAGCAGTGTATGCCTCGATGACAATATAGTTTCCTACTTCGACATCGTTTGCCCAGTCCATATCAATGTAGAGTTTGTTGGTCACTCGACTGAACCGGAAGTTCTTTGCGGGATCTAGAATTTGACTAATCATCGCAAGATTTTGCTTGGTGATCGTGTAGTTGGTCATCGACCCCGGAGTGAATGTGCCGAAGAAGTCATTGAGTGCTAGTTGATATGAGACATCGAACATATTCATCGAGTGGGTTTGGATTTCAAACATCCGAACAATGCTTACTACCCTACTATCGATTGCATCCATGTCAATGTATTCGTTAGTCACATCGTCTGCGGTGATAACATGCTTCAAGAAGGTTTTCTGGACACCATCGAAATGGTACTCTGCGAAAAACTGTAGGGCATCATCGACAGCATCTTCTATTTGGATATCATCAACATTCACTTCGATGACTGGTGCGCCCAGTTGCCGGAGTGAGTATTCTTTGAGTGCCTGTCTAGATGCGGGTACTGACATATTAGTCTATTGCTCGTATAATCGTTTGAATGTTTCTGGAATTCCCCACTCGGAGAGTTTGTAGAGAGTGTCGATTTCCGACCCGGCTACCATTAGTGACCTAACGTGAGTTTCAAATGTGGTTCTCTTTCCTGCCAAATCTGTTGTCATATAGAAGACCAATTCCTGTGCTTCAGAAGCAGAGTCACCTACTGCTGTGGTTGGAGCAAGCAAAAGTGTGTTGCTGTATTCGTAAGACGCGAATGCCTTGGGTGAGAATTGATATCCTGATGTATATCCAGCGGAGAATCCTCGGACCAGATCATATCTTTCCTGACCCTCCTCGATTCCCTTGATGACTTTTTCGATATGATCTTCGTTTTGATCATACACCCGAATTTGATGTCCTGCTGTAATACTACCGACAGTCATCCCCACAGGGACATTGGGAATAATAGTATTGATTGTTTTGGTGATAGAGTTCTTTGCTTTTTGGACATAGAGACTATTGATATCATATATCCAACTTATCGATCCTGTCCCCCCGAACGAGGATCCTCCACCAGTCGAACCAACAATAAATTGCGTGTATCCAGCACCTGATGTTGGTCCTACTTCAGACATGAAGAGAGCATAAACACCACCAGTTATAGATCCTGAAAGTCCACCAATCGACGTACCTGCGGTTATAGCAGTGAAGTCCATTATACCAACGACCAATCCACTTGGTCCTGTTGCATTACCAAAGGTTTCTCCAAGCATGAACCCAGAAGAGGATCCTCCATGGGTATATCCCTCATTCGTAATTCCCATAACATACATCACAGATGGGTCGAATGAGATTCCTAGATTACGCATTCCACCGTTGGTGGCTGTTTTTGAGAAATTGTTATATGTTCGTAGTTTGCGTTTATCATAATTTTCGATATCTTGATTGCTATCAGCGAACCGCTGTCCCTCGACACGAATAAATTCTGTAATAGAATTGCTATAACGTCGTGCATCTTGCTCAAGAACCGAGTCTCCCGGAAGATCAATATCTAAGGTAGAAGTTGAAGAAGGGAAATCTAGGAGAGTATCTGCCACACTGTCAATTTGGTAAAGTCCCAGATATGCATCGGTGAACGACATCAAATATCCCATAGAAAGATTTCTCTGTAGCGTTATGGATCCTGTGTATGACGCTGCTGGGAGTAATACGTCGCTAATAGACAACTTCGTTGCCCCGATGTTTCCAGACAACTTACTTAGTGGTGAACTTGTTGTAGAAGGAACACCTTCCCCGTTCAGAGCGATTTCATAGATTGAGTTAAATGTGGTTGCCATTGATGATCTTGCTTTCTACCTCTGGATGGTAATGTTTGTTCCTAAAAATCGAATGACGTACTCACCATCGGCAGCATAAATTTTGTGGTCATCTACTGTGATTCCATTTCCGGAGGTGTCCACCACTGTGTTTCCCAATCTTGTCTCGCAGTCCGCCAATTCGCCCCCCGGCACAAATGTGTCATCGATCTCATGTACTGCAACACTACTCGCTTGAATTATAGACGAATTCTTGGTCAATGTACTATCCCAGATTTGTTTGGGTGTTCTTTTCCATCCATCGTTGATGTCCATAGCGATAATCTTAGATTTGAGATATAGTGGATGTGGGCATTCACCCGAGTTAGTCAAAATTCCACCGAGAGGAGATGGGATCTGTAATAGAATTTCTCCTTCCTGTGGCTGACGAACGAGCAGGCGAGTACCGTCGTCATCGCCCGTGTACGTGACTTCGTCAGGTTCAATATCAGTAAAGTCTAGATCTACCTCAGAATATCTACCACGAGTTTCGTTCCGTTCATTTACACTGTCTATTGTTCCCCGGTGGAAATTATCAACCGTATATTGATTTCCGTAATGGTCGGTCAATATAAATTCGGTAGCGTAGTTAACTGTATTGGTTGCTGTTGCTGTGTCAAATTGATCTATGAATTGATCTCGCCGATCATCCGTGAAGTAGACATAGCCACTCCCCCAAGTGGTTGTTCTTTCATAAGTTGGGACTTCCCCATACCCAGACGCCTTCGACACAGGACTCCCATTGCTCGTCCATCGTGTCCAGCCTTCACCGCCAGATTTAGGCCTGAAAGGAGAGAACATAGATGAGTTGCTGTCATTGAAGAATGCGCGGAGTTCGACGTTCTTTCTCTTTCCGGTTGCACTTCCAACACCACCCATTTCATGAGTTCCGTATATGTCTCCGGTGACAGAAGGCAGTTCACCAAAATAATCAAACGCAGCCTTTGAGTTGGGGAAAGAAAATGGTGTGGTTGGTTGATTATCTGACCACCACGAAACTCGTTCCCATGGAATGATTTCTACATCATTATCATTCGCATCTTTTTGATATATTCCGGTTGCTGTTCCACCTCCGGTGAGGGGATTGATGAATGATGTTGTTAATCTTGGCTCAGCGCCATTGTGATTACCCTTGGCATCTCGTCTCAGTTTGTGTCGATCCCAAGTAACATTAGCAAAATGTCCACGACCAAATACTACTTCATGATTGTGGCCCATTGCGTTTTTGTCACGCACGTTATGTAGCCGTAGGGTTGTTTCTAGTTCATCAAATAGTAGAGACGTATCACTCAAGTTTCCGTCCGTTGCCGAACGCTTAGTATTCCTTAGTTGATAACGAATTACCCTGTCGTAATACCCCATATCAGGACCGATGTTGGTGACGGATGATGCATACTCGCTCTCGGGTCTGGGTCCAGAATAAGGACCATCGTGGTATAATCGACTTGTGTTGATGCCCGCCCGCAGATCCGTCCAATTCGCTTCGTCTTCATGTTGTGTTTCATCTGCCCCATACAATTTACCATTCTCGTCCCGTCCACAACCAGTAACACCATACAAACCAAAATCAAAACTTGTAGTGCTAGCAAGTTGAGCCATTGCCCGATTCCAGTAAGTCATGCCCAAGGCGCGCGTGTCCTTACCCCCAATCGGTGCGATTCGCTCGGCCGAAGAATTCCATAAGTTCAAGAATGTTTGGTCCTCACCCCCACCATCATTCATAGGGAAATCTTTAGCCAGCAACGCACCACCATATTGCAAACCTTCAGCGACTATCGACATTCCCTTTTTTGCGGTTATTTGCGAGGTAGGATTCTCACCCGGTGGATCTGTCAGATATGGAATGGGATATAGGGCGTTGGGTTCAAAATCAGACTTTGTGAATGTGCCATTAGAACCAGTATAGGCCCATACTGAGACTGCATGGCCTCCATTGGTCTCAGTGGCTAGCCAATCTTGTCTTTGTGACCACGATACACCAGTAGATACACCAGTAACTTCGTCATTCTCGACGTAAGGACTGGTGACATACTTGAACGCGAATTGCCACACCTTCTTCGCAAAATCACTTGATTTTATGCGAAGGAATCTTCGAATTTCGTGGGAATCGTCCCCACCAAAAGATTCTGAACTCACTTTTGTTGATGGGGTAAATATTTGTTGTCGAAACTCCCCGTCATCTGAGATGTCATCTTCATCCCAATCAGGCGATTTTGTTTCACCCACCGCACTATCATCACGATGGAAGGGATAATTATCAAATTGGTTTTTTGGAAAGTTTTTGGTAAATGTCGGGTCTATTTGGAAAGCAATTATCAATCTCATTCCTGCCGGGACATTATATCGGAGTTTGACGTTGAACATATATGGGGAATGTGATATCGGAAGTTCTATATCAGGAATGACTCCCCCGAACTGTCCAATCTGCTCCGATCCAATCAAATCCACTGGATCTTCATAAAATAATTCTGGTGAATGTGAAGTGTAATTTGTGTTTCGGTGGCCACTACCAAGATTCATAGATGATGACATTTCTGCCCACGTGGCGAGTTGGCGCAAACCGTCTGGAACCACAGGAATTCCTTGTTGTAGGTAAGTCCCGGCGGTCACTCCTAACCAGCCGGTAGAAGAATTGTCTTGGTAGTCGTTTGGATTCGCTCTCATATTCGAGGACCAGTATGTCTTTGGGACGGTGTCCCGCTTCCATGTGTAATGTTCCCCACCGACAGTTGAATCCAAGTCTTCTAGAGTTGGATCTGGGTGGCCTTCGTAGATATTAACGTCAGCATACCAGTACTTGTTTTTCATTCTATTATCTGTACATCCTGTCAAACCACAGAAGGTTATTCCCATTTCAGGAAACGGAGTTCCAAATGTCTTGTACCCACCACAAGCAAGGATCTTTGCGAATGTGGGACTCATCGTACCACCAAATCCCCGATATCTTTCATTTTCATAAGAAGCAATGGGTTCGATATTATCATCCCCGCTCGCGCCATGTGCGCGGATAATCGAATAGATTCCCTTGTGGAATGTGATTCCACCATGAGATGCTCCATGGAACTGACTGCTGGCCCAGTCCTCGGGCAAAAGTGTTCTTCTGGAGAATACATAGTACCGGGGGACTGCGAAAGGGAGGCCTGTTGCAGCCCGGGCTACATGAGACATATTTCCCAACATATAGTTCATTGCGAAGTGCGCGGTACCTAATCCGGGTTTATTTGTGTTCCAGATAAATTGCTTGTCGCCATAATTTAGTCTTCCGGCAGCATCTGTGATCAGAACGTGCCCTGCTCCGGGCATTGAGCCATCAGAATCATACACCATTCCCTTCAGAACGAGTTTGCTATCCTCCTCGAAGGTAGCACCAGACTCAATACTAATGGCAGAAAGGGGATTGAACTTCACACCTTTTTCGTTTTGGAATTCCCACGATGCCTCACTTCCGCTAAACGTAACATTGTTGCCAGAGATTTTGAATTGTCTTTCACTCGTGGTTTGAGCATGGAAATTTACTGTTGGACTTGCAGCATCGATTGTTGTATCCTTGCTAAAGGTAATTGGAGAACTGCCTTCACCATTGGGTCTTTCCTCAAACTGGACTGCATGATAGAATGCTGTTGGAACTTTACATCCAAAGATCGGGAGGGTAGTGATCTGGCCGCCGAGTGAAGTAATGAGTACCTTGTGCGCCCCGACATTCCCGGCGAGGTCGATTTCGACCGGCGTACGAATAATGTCAATATCACTATCTGTAACCTTGATATCAGAATCATCAATGTTGATATCTGTGAAGAAGTCAACCTTGTTCACTCCGGTTTCAAACTGGACAACACCACTGTTGAATGTAACGAACCCATTAGTGTCGTTCGGTTCGAACTGAACATTACCACCCATGAAGGATGTACCGGATATAGCAACGATGTCGCCCGCGAACGTGAGTCCGCCAGTGAAAACATGATCGTTCCCAATGGTATACGGAAGCGCATAACCAAGTTGAGCAATTCCTGTTGCTGTATTGATATCGATAGTAAGACCATCATATCCAGGCTGAGTGCTGGCAGAAAGACCATACAACTCTAACGGGTTCAACTTCTGCACAATGTCATTAGTCCTTCGATACCAAGTATAGAAGGTGTCCGCCAGATTCAGATTACTGATCGGATCATAGTATGGTGGTGTTACAGACATAAACGCTCCTTGGGGGATCTAACCTATTTAGACATTGCTTTGAAGAGGAATTGCTCTTAGATCTTGTGCATATGACATTGTTGTTCGGCTAGAGGTGTTACCGTCTTCTTTGAATAGGACGATCTTGATACTGTATGTATTGAAGTTACCTAACGCAGTGGGCGTATTTGGTCGGAAATAATAATCTTGAAGAACACCCGCTGTGGTGGATCTTGTTGTTGCTGGATAGGAGTCAGCACCATCAGCCCTGACTGTCGGGAACAGTTCTACCCACTGAATACCATCAAAATCTGCTGCACCACTGGAGGTCTTTGCGTAGACCTTTACTTTTCCGTATGCTTTGAGGCAGACTAGCATGTCATTAGCCATTCGCTCTGGGATGGTCATTCTCTTACTGACGTACCTAGCAATGTTACTGGCAGAACCGGCTGTTCCTCGTAGTTCTCCAAGGACATCAGAATTTGCGAAGGTAGATGCTTTATCGTGTACAGCGATTAGTCCGACTCGATCTAGATCAATCACCGGAGATAGGCTGTTGTTGCCCGAGGACGGGAATGTGATTTTTGATACTTGATCTATGAGGATGTCTTGTTCTGTAGGAAGAATGCTCTCACTATTCAACTCAGTTCCGATATTGCCATATGACGCTACGGGTTGCATAAACCCTGATCCGTATGGTTGCTGATTTCCTGTGATGAGAACGGAGTGTGCCTTATACGAACCTGCTGGTGCAATAGGACTCATGTTGATGGTACCCGCAGAAGACGCATCAAAATTGCACCTATAAATGTTCATCATAAACACCCGATTCATATTCTCTACTCTAGAGCCATTGTTGATTGGATTGAACAAACTTCCCAACTTGATTCCAATTCCAGCATCTTTGCTGAATATGTTATCATCGGAGGGCCCTCCAGTAGAATCCAATTCAATTTCTCCTACGGTCGAGGTGAAAAGTTCGTATTCTGAACCATTCGTGATAACACATACAGCATATCTTCCTGATTGTAGATACACGGGCGAAGAGAACTCGAATGTGGTTTCCATGGAGTCGTTGGGACCGTTATCTTGTTGTACGCTTTCTGGTTGTACGGTAACAGTTGACAGCGGAACTACCTTGTTTGGATGAGGGTATCCTGCTTCCATTGGACGTAGTTGTATTGTTATTGGATGACTTCCATCCACCCCAAGAAAGAACAGATCAATCTTTGATAGATAAATCCCATATGGATATCTAGAGGAATCGACAATAATCTCTTGTGCAAGAGGTTCAATACCACCATAGATCGGTGTGTAGTTGTTGTCTTGTGTTCTGTCATAAGAGTAGTCAATAATATCAGGTGAATTGACAGATCTCTTTCTAGTTTCTAATTCTCTATAGGACCGAGATGTATTATCTGAGTCTCCGTATAGACCCTGAGAATAGAATTTAGTTTCAGCCATTGTGTTTGCAAGATCGAGGTCGTTGTCTGATCTATCCGAGAGTCGGAATGACTTCTCTCCCGTAAGGAAGGCACCATCTGAGATTTCGATATGACCTATTGCAGATCCAGTAGAACCTACAATATATCCATCCGCACTTCCTACAGATGCATTATCGAAGAATGCATAGACTTTCGATCCTCCAAGAAGACCTTCTGCGGAGAAGGTGATTCCAACTCCCCGCATGTAAGGAACAACACTTTCATCGATGGACTTGTTCCCTACTGTCCGCATAATTCGGTCTGGATATCGATTGGTTTGATTTGGTACAGGAGAGACATACTCTCTGCTTGATGGGTCTACCTCTCTCGACTGGAACGAATTGTCCTTGGTTCCTAACCAATGATAAAGATATTCTTTATCGAGGGTTCCATATCCATATGATCTACCTACCTGATGGGAAGACAGACCAATTTGATATGCGTTGTTCTCACCAAAAGTATTGACAAGCACATAAGGAGCGACCGTTTCGTCGAAGTAAAAGTCGGATGCTGGTTTCAGTTTTACGAAACCAAGATAGTCAACTTCTCCGTATGGGTTGGGATGAGTTGTTTCTGTTCCGGCGGTCTGTCCTACAATTCGAGTATGTGTGTACCCGTAAGTCACGATACCATCGTCCGATTCGTTGAGGTTGGTTCCCGGAGAAACATCAAATTCGATTGCCGAAGCATCGAACGGAGGTCGTACTCCACCAAGCCTGCTATCCATCGAGCAGTTGTGGTCTAGATTAGCAACATCAGAAAATGCATGTCCAGTGAAATCGTCTACCATGATGCCTTCTGTAACTGGGAACACATTGTAGGGGTTCTCTTCTCCATGCATCATAATTGGTTCTTCGGTCGATCTAGCGATTGCGTTAGACACAAGTTTTCCGTAGATGTCGCTGCGATATCGCAGATCATTCTCGTTTTGCATCTTGCCAATTTGGTTCATTGTAAATCGACGATTATCAACATGCCGTACATGCACATCTCGGGTAAGATCAAACACATAAGGTTCAATATCGAGATGGTATAGGACCATATCATCCATCGATGTTTGGGGGGGTTCTCCTAGAAGACCGGGGATCCCGGATACTACACCAAGAGTGCGGTCTTCTCCCACAACCACAGAATCGGTTCTTGGAAGATATCGCTCATAACTGATCTGTGAGGTTTCGTTGGGATTATCGAGAGGCAACCCAAATGAGTGTTGCCGAACTTGATACCCATCAACAGTTGGCTTGTATTGAATTGGTCTGAAGTCGATGTACTTTTGTAGGCGATAAAACTTACCAGAGTCTCTGTCGGTGAATGATGGAATTGCGTCGTATGGTATATTATAACTGTCAATGGTTACAGGACCAATTCCGCTATGTTTGTTATAGGAAAAACTCACGGCGACTTTGTATGTTACCTGATCTCCAGTGTCGCTTAGTTTAGATTTGGGAACAAATACTCGACCCAGTGTATAGGCATAAGATCGTTGTCCATTATCCAAAATAACGTCAGATGTTGCTACATCCCCATCACTCATTTGGTCCGCAACGCTCGTAACGGATGTAACATCACTCTTCGTGAGAGTAAACACAACGTATTCAATACCATTTACTTCTTGAATTTCGGAAGATACTATGTTATCGTCCTGTCCATCAGTCTTCAGATCTAGAGTTCTGTAGAAGTTGGAGAACTCACCGCCCGGCACATTGTCATAATCCAGATATGCTGAATATAAAAATGTTATCGATTGATGACTAGGAGTCACGGAACCATCAAAAGTGATAGTCATTGATGTACCGTCAAGGGACGGGTCGCTTACGTTTTGATTTACAATCTCTCCATTACTATCAATGGCTATGACAGGAGCATTTGCAATCTCGAAGTTAGTTACCGCGTTTCCACTATCTGGATCATCATCCCACTCTCTTGGGGTTGTTGGGGTGATCGTAACACTAGATCCGGTCACATCCTTTTCGATATGCACCAACTGAACGGCAAGTCTGGTTCCGGCCGGAAGGCCTTCTCCAGCAAGTCCCTTTTCGGTGATGGTGTTGTTTCCCGATGTAGGAAAGAGGAGAGATTTGTGTCCAGACAACTTAGGACCGACTGATCCATCAATACTTTCAACATCTAGACTGCCAGCAGTCATCGCTCCTGTTGAGTCATCGAAATACACTATATTATCGGTATTGCCAATGTTGTAATTGTTGTTGTCAATTTTCAGACCACTAATATATGCTCGATACTCAGCACCAGCCCCCGTAGTACCAACCCCTCGGACGCAAACGACATTACAAGATCCAAAGGATATCCCGGTGCTAGTACGGAGGTAGTGCAGTGCGCCAGATGTTACGTTGTATGCGGGTCCGTATTCTTGAAACGTGCTGCCCGAACCGTTTATGACAAAGTAATTTCCGTGTGTAAGATCAAGATTTTCGATAGCATGAGTTTGGGTGGTTCGTGGTTTGTTTACAGACAAGAAGGTCGGACTCTGAGTCTCTAGTTCATAACCACTAACATATGATTTGTGAGGATCGATACCCACGGCAAACTTGTTGGTGTTGTCGGAGGGAGTGAAAGCAGTTCCGTGCGAGGTGACTCGGAGTTTAGGACTACCAATTGTGTAGTGTCCTGACTCATCAAATGTCCGACGAGCCAACGAATCGTCAAGAGCCGAATAGTCGGCATGTTCAATCTTCTTGGTGGTATTTCCATCGACGACACGAATCAATTCGACGAAGTTGTCCCCAGAGAAGGTTAGTGTCGAGGCATCCCCAAACGAACCCGTAAATTCCTTGGAGGTTAGTGCAAGATCAATTTTGTAGCGATCTGATCCGGGAGCATTGAAGTTATAAAATCCACTTGCGGGATCTCGTAAAGTTTCATCTTCCGAAGAGTTCACGATCATGCGAGAAACAGTAAAACCAACCGATGATGTGGGATCAGAAAATACTCGTAGTTCGTTACTATCTTCAGCAGTTCCTGTTGAATTGAAGGGGACAATACTTTGCTTTGGTGTGTGGACGAAGAACCCGTCAACAAAGAAGAATCCTTCGTTCACTGTTACTAAAATAGCATCCGTTCCTACTGCATCAGTTACTGTACCATCTGCAATCCTAAAAGACTCACCGATATGATCGGTTCCTACAGTAGAGACAACATCGTTGGGTGAAAAAGATCCAACTGTTGATGGGGTGAAGAACACAACTTGACCTTTATCCAGTTGCGTGCCGTCGCGTCCCGCAAGAACATGGACCACCCGACCCTTCATCGATCCCGACTGAATATCTTGTCCTACCATCATATCAAGGTTGTCAATTGGATCTCCCTCAACACCGGCTGCGTCTTTACCGGCTGCTGAAACACGAATCCAATGGATTTTTCCTTCTACTACTTCACCACCAACAACTACTGAACCATTCTCGAATATATGACTACCAAATCTCTCGACTTGGTTCTGGAGGATGGATTGAATCTGGGTGAGTTCTCTTGCTTGAATGCCATATCCAGGCTTGAATAGATGACGAAGGAACCCCTTATCGACAGAGAAATCGTCGTAGTATGGGTTTGAGTCAAACAACAAGGGGATATGTGATTTAGTTTGTGTCATTGGTTGTCGTCCTCTACACTCCGAAGTCTATCAGCAGACGAATTAGTTCCGACTGCTCACAATGTCTAGTGATACTATTTTCTAGAGTGTGTCCGTGAAGTATTCTTCCTGTTCCTGCTTGTAGACCCGGCGTGGTTATGGTATTTATACTGGCTGTGATACCCCCACCGATGGTAATGTACTCTCCGAAGGTGTATCCATACTCAGTCCCCCACGTTCCACCAGTGATTCCGGTGACGTAGATGTTGGCAGTAGTTCCTGCCGATGTCGTGTCCGAGTAGACTGCGATTCCGGTACTTCCAGACGCTCCGACAATGGTTGCGTCGAGTAGAATGTCAGCGGCCGCAATTCCTGTTGGTCGGTGTACGCCGAGTGTTGTAGTGAGTCGATAGTTATTGGTGTTGGTTCCGAGGTATCTGTCCTCTTGGAACTGAATCACCGATGCCTTTTTACCAGAACTAGAGAATACACCAGAACTACCCATAGTAATTCCAACAACCTCTTCTGATTCTTTGTACGCTCCACTAACATCCGACAGATCAATATATGCGACCGTATCTGAGAGACTTCGTATATCAACGATTGCTCCGGCAGAATGAGAATCTTTGCCCAGAAGGAGGTCACCCACAACATAATTAAGTTGGTTTGTGTAGTCTCCGGGTTTGGTTCTGATGGTGGCTAGAGAGAATCTCTGAATTTCTGACCCGGCAATCCTGCCTGCGTTGGGTCCGGTTCCGCCAATCTTTGGATCCAGAACCAGACTGAACTGTGAGTAGTCATTCTCACTCGGGAACTTATCTTCTTCTCTATCTAAGAATGCAGTGACCATAATCTTGTCGGGTCTAAGTTCCATCACTGGATCGGATCCGTGTCCGCCAACTGGGGGAATCTGTGGGTCAAGACTCGGAATAGTTCCAACGATTGCAGCGCCTACTGTACCATCTACACCAGTTGTTTCGTTTGGAGGGACGATACGAGCAGTTGCGTACTTATACCCAGATCCTCGGTCGTTGACCAGAACACGAGTTATGGCTTTGGTAACATTATTCATAATCGGAATTAGAACGGCACCACTTCCATCACCAATAAGTTCTGTCTTTGGTAGGACTTTGAATTGATCATTTACCGACATTGGGACACCAAACGCAGAATCGATTACATATGTTTTACTTGATTCTGTTGAGGTATATCCAGTAATGGTTCGGTGTAGTCCAGAACCATTACCCGATGTCATTACTAGAGAATATCCTATTGGGTTGCCAACCAAGTCGTCATTTCGAACATGAATGGTTGTCGCATCTGCATCAACATCTAATCGAGCGATTTTGCCATTAGCAATTGTTGCGGGGAATAATGCTGTGTTTGTTCCTGTCAAGAAGACAGTATGTACGGCACCATCAACAGCATTGAACTGAACATCATATTGAAGTGCGCGGGCGTCAGGATATTTGTTGGTGTTTTTGGGATCGACTGCAAGGGTTCGGATTGGGATGAGATCATCTGTAGTGAAGTCAAAAAGATCATCGGTGACGGTCATTATATACTTCCACACATAACCGTCAGGCGTTCGGATGTCTTCGGTATCGGCACCATACGGAGAAGTTGTACTCGTTTTTTGTGCCGCATCGCCACCGTTATTGTCCAGACATTTATATACGTTGCCATTTGTTGTGGAAACGTATTGGGGTGTATCTCCATTATACGCCAAGTCATCGGTATATTGGGAGTAGGTTGCTCCATAGACCCAAGTGTTCTTGCTTGCCATTAGATAGACATCGAGGTCGAGGATTCTTTTTGCAGCGATGGCATTCTTCCACACATCAAGTTCCATTGCTCGGGACTCGGTGTAATTAGATCCTGTACTAAATGGTTTTGATATTATCATGTAGAGACTATGACCAGAGTCCACTTGGAACAATGCCTGTAGTGTCTTACATATCTCTGTTCGTAATGGGATCTGTGTCATCGAGTAATCTTTCTATGGAATTCTTTGATCACTAAAGGCTTGAAGTCAAAGGTGAGTCCATCATAATCTTCTGTCGTTACCGTGGATGGTTCCTCCTTCAAAAACCACCCTGTAAGTCCGCCTGCATCTGCAACAGAGTACATCAACCCTGATGTACCTCCGTGTCCTGTATTTATATCACTTGCCATAAAGGGATCATTAGAATATGTAGCAACTGTAAGGTCACTGCGGGTTCCGTTGGGCCCAACGGCGGCGATAGAAACAACAATTCCCTGAGCCTCTGGGGAGAATATGCCAGTTGTCTGATAAATATAATCACCCACAGAAATAGTTCCATCGCCCGCCGGATGAACCACCAATGTTCTTTGTATCATAATATCGTCACCATTCGTAATCCCACTTCCATACGAAGAGCCAGAGATAGTTCTTGTATTGGGATGTGGATATACCAACCAATGATCAGCAGTAGCAGAGTCAGTCCCAACAAACACCAACTGGTTGCATTGGGGTCGGTTTGCGGTTCCGCCTGGATTATCCTCGTCGCCCAACGGACCACTCGCACCAAGAACGTGAACGCTTGTTCCTGATTCTGTGAATGTTCCTTCTAGATCACCACTAAATCCATTAGGGAAGAGATCTGTGCTTTGAGAGTTGTTCCTGAGATTTTCCCACGACTCTAAGTTGTATGGGGTGTAATGTCCGATGATGGGAGTCTCGAATGCAGCAGTCGATCCTGTGATCGTGCTGTCTGACTCTACCGTAAGAGGAATGAGGTAGTCTCCGAATAGAGCATACCCGGCTGGATGAACAATCTTTTTGATGATGGTCTTATATTGATACAGAGGAAGACCAGATCGAATAACATACGAGAAGTCTTGGTAGTAGTGATTGTCCTGCATCTTACTCTTACTCGAAACGAGATGACTACTCGCCTCATAGAAACCACGAGTTAGATGCACACTTCCACCACCAGATACACCGATAGAAGCATCACTTCCGTTCTTGGTGTCGATTTCCACAGTAATACCATCACTGTCTATGAAGTTGACTCCGTAGTCTAAGATGTCGATAGTGTTGATTGCTCCAGCAGAGAAACCAGATGATCTAGACTTCACAGAGGACACATACCCTCGACCACCCCGACCTCGGGTTCCGGTTATTTTGATTGAGTCACCGATTGCATACTCCTGCCCACCGTTGTCGATGGTGATTTTGCTGATGGTAGGAAGAATCTTTTCTGTGACCGAAGCGCCGTCTGTTGGTATCTCGGTTGGAAGACTAGGATCAAAGATGCCCGATATGGCATCGAGTTCTAGTGCGAAGAAGTCATATCCCTCCCCAACGTATCTCACTGCTCTCTTCACACCGGCAGAGGCTGTTTGCTTGTCTAGGTCCACAGGATCGAACTGTGAAATCAACTGTCCTTCAGATTCATAGATTGATGCACCATGGGAAGTAGATACTAGCAGTTGCTTATCACTCGTATACTTTCCCATCGATGTCTTTATGATGTCTTCTTTGGGAGTGTAGATTTCAGTATCTGTGTCAAAGAGCATCTTGAAAAGAAACTTGACACTATCAACAGAACCCTTTGCTCTATAGAAGGAGCGAATATTCTTGATGATGGTCCTCTTGTTAGTTCCACCTGCAAATGATTCGGGAAAGGAATCTAGCAATTCTCTCTTCATCATGTCGAAGAAGAAGTCAATGTTTTCGTCAGGATTTCGGTTGTCTTTGAGGTGTTGTGATGTGTATATCTCACCTGCGCCTGTACCACCGTGCGTGACCCCTTGCTCCATCCAACGATAGTACTCCCGGAGGAACTCAACAAACGTAGTGTGTTCAAGTCCTACGAACTCAGGAAGTTGGTCTGGTAGAATGGTAGAAGTGTAGTAACCGGGAATTGGTTCAGGCGCCAGGACATTGGCAAGAGTTACCCCGGATACTGTACCGTCTTCTAGATTAACTCTGAGTGGTAGAAGCACTTAGTAAATCATCCTTGTCCATAGTTTGCAATGTTGTCGATATCATTCATAGCGACTTGAATCACCATTGGGTCCGCTGAATCGTAAGTGATGATCGTATTTCGGGGAGCAAGAATGTCGGAATCTCTTGGTTTGGCTTGAATATCGAGGTAGGCAGAATTTCCATCAACAGCATTAATTTTGATTCGGTTGAGTGTGAGGTGTCCCGTGTCGTAGTTCACATCACCTGCATTTTCCTTCAACACAACACCGAGGTTGTCTACGATCTTCAATTTTCCTGTACTATCGTCAATCAGACTTCCTGTCTTACTAGCACCGTTATCATCAACGAATGTAAACGATCTACTTCCAATTACAGGAACGTGTCCGATGTGAGGATTGTGGATTGGGTTCGTGAATGAAGTGGCGTAGGTAATTGCACTCGCAAGGTTTGGAACCAACCTCTTCTCCATTGTTATCTTAATGTCGTTTCCTAGAATAGATGAGTCGGTGTTGTCTACGAGAGACTGTAATCCTGACAGGTATAGGCTCTGACTGAACTTCTCAAGGTTGAGGTCAATATAGTTTGTGAGCAGCGTGTTGATGGTTGCCCGGATGGTATCTTCTGAAATACCAGTCTTGGTTGACTGGTATTTGGTTTTCACATTTAGTTTAACGTAGAGATATTCTGCGTCGGTTACTATAGGAGTGACTCCGATCACACCCTTTGACTTCTTGATTGCTTCTGCAATGCTGTTCTTGGTTGCGTCTGTGAGGAACTTTCCGCTAAACGGTTTCACTGCAATCATTACTCGACCATATTGTGGGGGATCCTCATCTTCCCCACCATACACACTTACACTTTCCAGACTAGGAAATTGCTCTTGGATGATTGCTTTGTAGTCGGTTGTAGTAACCGCTCTGTTCTGTGCCTGATATGAAAGAGGTGCGTTTGTCCGAACAGATTCAATTGATTCTGGTGGTGATCCACCTTGAGCAACTGAAGTTACTGCAATGTCGTTGGATAAACTGACAGAGGTGAAGATTCGACTTGTGCTTGTGTCTCCCTCACCTACACCATTCGCGGCGGCGCCGGATGTGATCAGGTAGGAAATATAGACGAGATTGCCGTGGGCAAGCGACTCACCGACTATCCCGTCACCAAAGTATACTTCATAACGATTTTCTCGATTCTTCTGAATGAAGAACACCTTATCGCTAGAATCGACGGAGAGAAGACTGTCGGACAGATTCCACTTATCAGAGTAACCAGTGTTATCACCAACGCTCGTCTGTACATTCACCTTGATTGTGGTGATGTCTACGTTCTTTTCTGGGATGGCATATCTGTTGTTTGACTTGGATGTGTCATAGACAAACTGAGAATTCTGTAGAGTACCCTCGTAGACTTTCACACCCGACAGTTGTGGCGCATCGGCTGATGTTACGAGTGTGGTTTCGATTGTCTGGAATGTGTATGACTGCCCACCATTTGATGCGGTGAATAAAGTATTGGCTGGAAGAAAAGAGCCAAGAGGATAATCGTCCGTGTTAGATAATGTGATGTCAACTTCTGCCATCGCTGCGGTTATTGATGAGGGTCGATATCCAAGAGATTTGGCAATTGAGTTGATAGATTCTGGTGCAACAGCAGTGTCAATGAACATCTCGTTGATGACCATATTGTTGTAGAATGCTTGATACTGGGTATTGTATGCAAGGATATCAATGATCATTGCCAGAGCAGAACCCTCGAAGTTATAATCCTTGAAGGTATCTGTAGTTCTCAGATGGTCCCGAAGACTACTTTTGATGGACTCAAAGTCAATGTTGTTTGTTGTGAACAGATCTGCCATCTCATCTCATCCTTGATAGTTTTACGGACAATTGTACATCTGTATGTATATGACGAATCACGAAGTTTAGACTGACATCATACCCATTCCGTTCGTGGTCATCTATAACAGTTATGTCGATGATGTCGATTCGTGGTTCATACTTTTCCAGAGCGAACTGGATATTATTTCTGATAGAAAGAGCCGAAAATGATGTAGCCTGTTCAAACAATTGGGCGCGAATATTAGAACCAAACTTGGTCTTGAATGGACGTTCTCCGAAGTTAGTAAGAACGATATGCTTCACTGATCGCTTGACCGCAGTAACATCATCGACAGTAGGAACATCCCCTGTCAGTGGATGCCGAGTCATATTCAAATCGAAATCGGTGTATCTAGCCATCTTGGTACAATAATGCCTCCGCGTCTTTTGCTGTTGTTGTAATTTCTACGAGTGTAGATTCTTCATCCATCTCTTCCAGACCATCCCAGTGACACCACTCCACAAGAACGCAA